AACTGTTTATAATTTAACACCACATTGCGGTAGTTGTAAGGGGCTTTGTTTAAAAAGTTAAGCCTACGAGCTCGAAAAGTATTTGATACCAATCCCAATCGATCCAAAACATGCTGATGGTCATTTACAAAATCTTCAAAATAAAACTCTTCAATCACTGCATATGGCCTTGACAAATCAACACTTTTTGAATGCCATGTGTTAAAACCATATTGCCATAAAAAATCTTCTTCACTGACAGTAAACGGAACAATAGTCTGATTACTATAAATTGTAGATTGTTGTGTATGCCAAACAATACAATTGGACATTATTGATGCAAATGCATCTCGACGTTTTACAATTATTAATGCGGTATTCGAATAATTGTCTAACACGTACCGCGGATCATGTGAGTGTACAGTTTTTAAAAAAGTTTTATCACCTGCAGATTTTATTATATCTGCAATTAAATTACCCCCAACTCGCGGAGGAGCACTAATCAAATAACGCTCTATGGCGTTGGACTGCTTCACTAGTTATATCCCTGTCCTGCTATACATATTTCACATTCGCAGTCAGGGCAATAATCACATTTGGAACATCCGTGTCCACAATGCTGGTCGCATCCGCATTTGCATTTGAATACGTAGCGTTTGTAATTTTCAAACTGCAACGTGTTACTGTGTGCAGGTTCTTGTTCGTGTAACTGTGCCATCAGAATTTTCTGTTTCGGTCCAAGGACTGCAATTTTGTTTTTGTGTTTGTATTACCTGCACTGGAGGTTGTACAATAACTGGATCTGGGCGTGTTGCACTATAAATTACTGCGCCACCTATGATAGCCGGAACCATCCAATTCAATCCGCCATTGTGGCGCCAGTGACTATGTCTATGATGGTATTGGTGGTGTACCTGCCAACGAGGTTCGACTACTAGTCTAGAACCGTGACGTTCAGGGCCAGCAAAGGCTGGTACTGCGGCGATAGCCAGTAATAAGACTGCAAATAATTTTTTCATAATGATCTCCTCGAATGTAAGTGTTATTATTATATAACGCATTACCCATCAGTTTAGTATACTACTTTTTTGAAAAGAAGTCAACTACTTTCTTCTGAATATTACGAGCAAATTCTGGTTGAGGGAAGTTCCAGCCAATAAAGGCACCAATGGCTATTAAAAAGATAGTTTCTAACATGTTAAATTCCTTTACTAGCGGCTCTTTTGGCCATTTTATCCACGGTAGCGCGAGCTTGATCTGGATTCATATCAGAATCGTCAACTTCGGGTTCCGCGCCTTTGAATGTTATTTTATCTGGCTCTACATTTGATATCAAGCCGTTTAGTGGTGGCTGCGATGCCATTGCGGCCAATTGCGATTGGCCCAAGCTTATGCCCATGTCGCGGGCCAATTTTAAAAATGCCTGGGTTGATATAGTTTTTGGTGCGTTGGTATCCTGGGCGCGACCAATTAAAAATTGTGTCAGCGCCGCAAGTTTTCCTTTGTCCACACCTGATTGTTCAACTTCAAGTATTAACACTTATTTTCTACGCTCACGTCCCAGCGCGGCTGCCAAGTCTTTGGTATCATCAACTTCGACATCGGCATCAACTTCAACATCGGCCATGTCGCCATCATCAACTGAGGGCATATCATCAGCACCCATGCCCATGTCTCCACCCAGCTCTTCGCCTGGCACTGATGGCGCCTGACCAGTGATGGCACCTTGTGCGGCTTCAAGTTGTGTCTTACCTTGTTGCACTGCACTCAACAAAGTGCTCAATGCGGCACTGGCCTGTGACTGATATGCTGTTGCTTGTTCAGTTCCCATGTCATTGCGAATACTGTCAACCAACGCAGGCAAATCTTTGAACTGCATTTCACTGATGTCTTCGGTCATTTTCTGAACACGATCCAACATGTCTTGACTGGCCAACACTACTTGTGCTGTTTGCAATTCGCTTTCTTTGACCATGCGCTTCATGCCGGGCTTTTTGCCTTCCTTTTTCATGAGAGCAATTGCTGTCATGGTTTTTTGTTCTTCAGGATTTAAAGTCTGCCCATTGCTGGCTTTTTGAATAGTTTGCTTGGTTTTGGGATCATTGACATCAATTGCCAAGGGCGTTTCTCCCATTTCTTTTAAATGTGCAGTCAATGCTTGTTCTATCATCATCAACTTTAGATATGATGGATCTTGCTCGCTCTTATAAAAGCTGGTCTGCGAGCGCTGTTCTGTGACAAGGCCGCGTACACGTTTTAACAGGTACTGTGTAGCCTTGGGGCTAAGTGTGTCTAAACTTAGATGTTGCCCCAGGCGGCTTTCAAGCACTTGCTTGATATTTTTTACCCGGGGTTGAGTGTTTAGTTCGTGCAATTTCATCGTTGAATCCTTTTAACTGCCAATATTTAGCCACATTTACACATTTTTCCAATCTTGAATTTATAAAAAATAACAATTGTTCTTTTTGTGAAATTTTAGCTGCCACACTATCACGGATCACAGGATCAGAATAGTGTTTGTAAAGTTTTTGCTTTACTGATAAATCTGCTTGGATTTGCTGTCGCTTAGAATCCAACTCAAGTATTTCCTGGGCTTTGATGACTTGATTAAACTTATCAAGTATGCACCAACTCAGTGCTGTTTTTTTGCTGGTAAAATTAGATATTAAATTTTCCCTGCACAACACCTGCACTATGCCATCTGAGTCTATAATACGATACTTGTCAAACACTAAAAATCCACGGTCAGTGTTGATTATACTGTTATCTTTTGCACTTGCCGCTGTGTCGCCTAGGATTCGCTTGATGCGTTCTTCAAAGTCTATGTTTTTCATTTAAGTACATAATTAGTAATCAGATAGCCTGTGGTTGCAATAAGAAATCCAATCAACCCCATGCCCCAATTAATCAACTGATCGTTTCTTTTTTCGGCCATTTTATGCACAATACCGTGTACATCATGTATCATTGATTTAAGGCTGGCAATATTGCCTTCTAGTGTTTCTAGTTTTTCTTCAAGATAGCGATATCGTTCGGCACATAATTCTACATGAGCTTCCAAGCTTTTCTTTTCGATTTCTGTGGTATCAGTTCTCATGAGGCAAATCCTTTTTTTTATTTACCAATATCTGCGGTGAACCAAATATTGGTGTCTTCCGCAAAAGGACAGAGAACCAGGCTGTTTGTCAGTGTTTCATCTAGACCCAGTATCATGGGAACACCGTTAGAGTCTTGCAACAATGCCCCAACAACATTGTTGCTGTTGCTGATGGATTCTATTGAATCAATTGTAAATTCAAACTCCCAGCAACCATCATTGTTTTTGACTGGATCAGTGATATCGTAAGGCAGGGTTCTCAGAGATATGATTTGATTTATTGTTTCCCAATTGCGTTGCTGATTTCGACTGCGGTACCATAAATCTTGATTGGATATTACCTTGCCAGTTTCGTCTGTAAACGGCATTCTAGAAGAGTTGTAATTGCTACGTACACCAGTGGCTGTGATGTCAAACAATGTTTTGCATTTGATTTGACAGGTCATGTTGTTACGTGAACTCGACAGTTGGCACTCAGAATATATCTATTATTTTTTCCATGATAGGGAACTGCACTGTGTTGTATCCAACTAGGGAATACCACCAACATGCCGGGCGCGGGCAATATGTCAATGCTGTTATCTTTGCTGATATACCTTGATCCTATATCTGAGTACATGGTGTGATTGGGATTGTAGAATCGATTCACTCCGTTTTTACTTGTGGGCGACATATCTCCGCAGTCGAGATAATAAATGCAACTCCAAGTGCTGTTGGGATGAACATGCATGTCATGATATCCACCGTCACGAGTTATGTGGCACCAAGATTCGTGTAATTCAATTTGAACATTTAATTTCTCTGGCCAGTTACGTTTGTTGGCATCGTAACTGGCTTGGAACATACAGTTTTTAACCCAATGAGCCCATTCAGTCACTGCTGGGCTAGGGTGTGTTACAAAGTCAAAAGTGCTTTCGTAAAGATTGTGTTTGATGTCTGCGCTGACATTGCTGTTGCGCTGTTGCGTCTCAAGGTCATGGCAAACTGTTTTGAGTTCCTTGACATGCTGGTTGTGTTCGGGCCAGTCGAACGAATAGAACATTGTTGGCCAAAGTGGCATTGATTGCATAATACATGTATTTAACGGCCAAGAAAAACCCCGGAATAAATCCAGGGTTGTTCTGAGAGCGTAAACTCTATTAGGCCAATTTGAAGCCTGGGTCAGTAACGTCTGTACCAGACACGTTAACACCTGTCACAGTGCCATCGCTGGCTGTGATCTGAACGTTGCCTAGAGCTTTCAAGGCTGCGTCCAAAGTTGCCGCTGTCCATGCATCTTGTGGATACACAGCATAGCTGATTTGGCCGGTGTCATCGCCTTCAACTTGGTACTTGGCAATAGTTGCTGTACGTTGAATAGCTTGGTTGATTTGAACTACTACGCCAGGTGTAAACACGCCGCCGCTGTAGCTGCCAAGTTGAGTGCGCAAGTCAATAGCTTGGTTAGAACCATTTTGCACAATTACTTTGAAAAAGTCAAGCTTGGGGCCGTCCATCTGCACCAAGGCAGCTGTGGCACCAATGTTACCGACTTGTGAACCGTTGTTGATGTCTAACGCAAATACTGGTTGTGCGTCACCATTAAAGGGTGGAAAATATGCCATTTTAAAAATCTCCTAAGTTAGTGGCCTTTCTGGGCCTACTTTTATTTAGTCAATTGACAAAAAAACGGTTACTTGGGATTGTTTTGTGCGGCATTTCCAGCTGAAAACACCCCGCGATTTACCAGTTTTACTAGCCCAGTTGGAGTGGGCACAACAAAGCCTTCACCTTCGGCTTGACCGCCTGTGCTTTGTTCAAGCCCTTGAACTTGTTGTTCTAGTTGTTGTGCTAGGTTTAATTTTAAATTGTAAATTGCGTTCCAAATTGCCAATAGTCCCAGGTGGGCCTGGCTGGGCACTGGTTTGTTGTTGGCATCTAGGGTGTAGAGCTTGCCCGGGATGTTACCAGACTTGGCATTGTACTGACCATTGACGTCGGGATTGCCGGTCACCAATTCGCTGTACTGTTTGGCACTGGATTTGGTTCTCATCCAGTTGGGCATGCTAAATTTTGTACCACCAATGATGCGTTGATTAAAATAGGTCTGCATTTGTGCTCGTGTGCTAGATGGCAACGAGTTTAGTAGTGCGTCTACGGCTGCACCATATGTGCTGACAGTTTGTTTGGCATCTGTAATTAAATTGGCCGGGGGCTTTAATGTAAATGAGATACCAATGTTGGGTCGAATGATGTCAACACCGCCGTTGACATTTTCCAGACCTTGGCCGTTCCAGACCTGAGCTGTTTGATCGCCCAGGTTAGCAAACTGTTGGTGCACCACAATGCCGCCAGTTTTGCCAGGTATAGTTTTTCCAAGTTCACTGTTGGCAGGTATTGAATACTGTACAAGATTGGGTTTGAATACATACTTGCCACCCTGTGGTTGAAGTTCTCCAGCCCAAATCAAGTCGCCCCAATAGAATCCTGGACCTTTGGTGGCAGCATCAAGGCCAGGCCATATGGCTTTTAATTTAGGGTACAAGTCACTTCTTAGG